CACTTGCAAATGTTACAGTAGTTTCACCTCCACTAGCAATATATTGATACATAACTACGTTTGAGCTTTCTATTACTACGCCTGTAGGAGTAACTTGAGTACCTGTTACTGTATAAGGACCTGTACCTTGTAAAGACACACTATAAGTAGATGCACCTTCAACAGGACCACTCATATCTAAATTAACAATATTAGCATAACCTGTAAAGATGCTATAACCTAAAGCACCTGTACCATTGCCATTGTCATTATCTATTTGAAACTTAACTATTATTTGTTCCTTAGTTTGTAGCTTATTAAGCAAGAATAAGTAAGAATAATCATTAAGGGCTATAAAACCATCAGCAGTAATATTCCAGCTTATTTGAGAGCCTAAGAACTCTTTATAAGAATAACTATTAGTAGTTGTTACCTCTACTTGGTCTACACTTGTACTAAAAGTACAGTTAGTAGATGCACCAAACGGAACACCTAAAGAAATATTAGTTGTTGTTATGCCAGGATTAGTTGACTGTGTATATAAAGTAATGGCATTAGTAGTAGTACCTAAGTAAACTACCTCTATAATAATCCTATCTGTAATTCCTAAAACAGTAGTAGTTACTGTCATATTAGTATTATATATAATCTTACTAAGAGAAGTTAGTGTAGTTTCGTCTGAAGTTGCCAACAAGGTAGCTGTTGAACCAGCATATTTGTATAGCTTATATTGTACTTTAGCTCCTGCAAAAGCGGTTGCTATAGAATAATAAGCTGATATACTCCATGTACCAGCAGTAATCTCAGTAATGCCTGGATCATTAGCATCTGTTATAAAAGAAGCTATGACTCCTGCTCCTGTCTTATTAAAGTCAGTAGAAGTGCCAATTATATCCTCTGTACTTAATTCTTTACAAGCAAAACCATTTACGGTTATTCCTTGACTAATAGAACCATTGAAATAGTATTGTTTATTTGAATCGTATTTATATAATACTATGTTAGTTCCGTTTATTACTGATGCCATTATTTCCTAGTATTTAAGTTTTTGAATATGTCTATATTTATAGTTGTGCCATTGTAGTTTATCTTCTTTAGTACCGACTCTTGTATTGCTTGTTTTAAATCCCATTTAAAAGATTTTAGTAAGTATGTATAAGTGTTAACACCATCATAAGAATAGGTAAACTTGCTATCTAACCAATATCCTATGCTTTTAAATTGACCTTCTATAACAGTTTGTGTCTGTACTTGGTCTATACCAATATCTTGAGCAACTAAAGTAAACAACTCTGAGCTACCTGATGCATTTCTACCAAATTGATTAGCAAAACCACCACTATTTAAAGTTGTGTACATACCTACATAAGAAGATGCTGTTACATCAAATGGGTTATTTGCAACTCTTGAATTTGAATCTGTATTTCTGAATATTTCATTATACATAAAGCCTAAAGCAAAGTTTTCAGTTTCTGTAGGCTTAAACTCAGTATTTATACTACCTATTTCTCTATAAGAATCATAAGCATAAATTTGAGATGTAGGTCCAACATTTTGTATTAAAAAGTATTCAACTACCAACTGAGGGGTTGCACCAGCATCTAAAGGTCTTAGTATTGTTACTGTTATTGTACCATCTATAGGTACTATAACTTGTTTTGGGAATCCACCAGGAAAAGCTCCTAGTGTATATGATGTTGTTGTAAATGTTCCTGTATTATCTAAGTAATAAGTTGTAGCACTATCATCTGATATAATTCTTACAAAATATCTTTCAGTACAATTAAATGGAGATGCAGACCATACTATATTTAGATAATCACCAGTTTTAACTATACTACCAACTGACCTAAATGATTTATTTGTTTCTCCAGATACATTAGTAGTATCAGTAGTTAGTAATCCTCCGTAAACAGCATCAGCCTTTGTTCCTATCATACCTGTTTCAATCCATGCATCAGCATTATTAACACTTGACCATGATAAAAACCAACCATTAGATATTAATTGCTTTACATTGTATATAGGACTAAATTGGCTATAAGACTTTTGAGCTCTGTTAAAGCTAACCATTAATGATTGACCAATTTGCTTAAAGTTGTTTGTAGCATCTATAGCAACCGTAGTAGTATTACCAACAGTTTGTGTAGATTGATATGTTCCTGCACTATTATAAACATAATAAGCAATGGTAGATTCTCTAGTCAAAGCACCATAAGCAGTTAAATACCATTTATCTTCTTTATAGAAACATTCCCATCCAAACCTATTACATAAGTATTCTAATATATCGTAGTAGTTTAAATACTCTCCAAATTGCTCCATTAAGTAGTTCTTCTTTAGATACATATTTTCTATGTTCCTAGAAGTTACATTTGCTGTTTTGTAGTATTCATTAATCCATACATCTAAAGTAAACTCTGTTTTAGCAAAGCAATCAATAAGTAAATCTTTTAAGCTTACTTGTTGATCTGAGTCAAAGCCTATACCATTAACTAAGTTAAAGTAGTATTTCTTGTTCTTAGTCCTAGCTAAACCATCAACAAATGATAATGATAAGCTGTTTAAAGCTACAGGTGAAAATTGTACACTATCGACAGGTATAAAAAATCCTCTCCATATTATAGTATTCCATGTATAAGAACCATTATAAGTTCCTTTTGTAACGACTATCATATAGTCATTATCATCAGCAGTAAAGAAATCTTGTAATAACTCAGCGTAATTAGTGCTAGTTTGAAATTCGTTCTTTACAATATTTAAAGTAGCTCTTGTTGCTAATATTGGTGTATATGCATTACCCTCTGTATCTATGCTTTCTATAATAAAAGGGCTATTAGAACCAGTTAAAGGATATATAGTCGCACTAGAATATCCGTCTTTGTAAATCTGAGCCCTATAGACGGTGTTTGTTCCATCAGGGATGGCATACACATCATCAAATATAATCTCGTATTTTGGGTTTATAAATGCCATTAGAACGTGTTATTATTGTTTCTACCTGCCTTGTTCATTAATATTAATAAGTCATTGCCACTTATTCTAGCTTCTAAAGTTCCACCACCGCCACCAATAAGTGATTTTAGCTTATCTAAAGGAGCTACAACCTCAGGATTATGACTTGCACCAGGATATTCTCCCATAAGACCCATAGTCGGTCCTGATATAATACCACCATTGGCAAACTTTTTAGTACCACCCATTGCATCAGCAGAACTAGATAATCTACCTTTTACATAAGTTCCTAAAGCAACTAAGGCAATACCTGCCGCAATAGCAACATAAGGATTTAATGTTTTTAAAGCTTCTTTAATACCAAGAATAGCAAGACCTGTGCCTATTGCTAATTTACCAATTTGTACCAATCCATCTGCCATAATACTTAAAAAATTATTCATTAATTCTTTAATTCCTCCACCGCCACCTGAAAGCATTTTACCTAAACTTTCGCCTAAGGCTACAGCCATATTTTGTAAAGTATCTTTAATTATACTATTTAAGCTAGTATTAAAATTTTCTAATGGATCTATTAAGCCATCTAATTGAGCTTTAGTACCAGCTATAGCTTCATTAAGATATAACATTGCTTTTGCACCACCAACACCAGCCATTCTTAAAACACCCAATTTAACAATAGCATTTTCTAAATCTTCTTTTTGAGCTTGATAATTACCTCTATTAGCTTTCATAGAAGCAGTTGCTTCAAGTTGAACTGCCTTAATCCTTTGTTGAGTAAAATAAATAGCTTTATCAGTTTGATCTTTTTGAGCTTTTTCTGCTTTTTCTAGCTCTTCTTTATTAAACTTGGTTGTTCTATCTGCTGCATCATTTCTAATTTGTTGAATACCATCAAGAGTAGATTTTTCAACAGCTAATCTTTTAATTTTAAACTGTTCAGCAATATTAGATAATGTATCAATGCTTGATTTATTAAAAATAGCTTCCATTAAAGCTAACTTCTCTTCTTCTTTAAGAACCTCTAATGCGTAATATCTACGCATAAATAAATCATCCTTATAGTAATTTTCTTGTGCCTTTAATAAATCTAAATTAGATGTATCAGCCTTAAATGTTTGCTTAGTAGTATCTCCGCCTTTCTTTTTACCACCAAATAAAGAAAATATATCAATCTTTTTACCTGCTTTTTCTACTTCCTTAAAAGCAAACTTAAAAGTATCTGAAAACTTATTAGCAGTAAATTCTGTTGACTTAGTAATTGTGTCACCTAAATCTTTGTTAAATATTCTAGTAAAAGCACCTATTCCATTCCCTACCATTTTTAAGGCAAATGATAAAAATTGTATTATACCATTCCATGCATATTTAAAAATGTTTAATAAAGATTCTCCAAATTTGCTCCAATCACCCTTAATAACACTTGTAACTAAATTAAATGCTTCTGCTAAAATATTTCCAGCAATTTTAAGAAAAGCTAATAAATTTTCCCATGTATATTTAAACGAGTTAATAATATTATTACCAAACATATCCCATAAGAACATAATTGATTTTACTATTGAATCAAACGCAGGTTTTAATGTATTATATACTTCATTAACTACACCATTAATAAAGGCTTTAAAAGTTTCATATATCTCTTTTGTACCTTTAGACATATTATCACCTTGTAAAACAAAATATGTCATTGCTGCTGTTACAGCAGATACAGCTAAATATAAGATACTAAAACTACCAACTAATGCAGGTATGTTATTTTGAATGCCTCTAAAACCATAAGGTAAATCCTGTAGAATTAAGGAAATGCTAGTTATACCTTTAGTAAACTTTTTATTTGAACCATCAAAGCTTTTCATTGCATTAGAAGTCTGCTTAATATTTCCTTCTAATATTTCAAAATTCTTTCCTAGTTTACCTAGTTCTGTATTAATAATACCAGCAACCACTTTAAATTCTTCAGCATTTGCTTGTATTTTAATTTTAATTGATTCTTCTACTGCCATTATCCTATAGGTTTAACATTATTATATTTTTGTAGTACCTCTTGTAATTCTTCATTACTCATTACCTTTTGTTTCACAAAGTTACGATTATCGCAGTCAAGCTTTAAAAGCTCTTCAGGCTTTACTTTCTTACCCTTTGGTAGTTGCATATTAATTAAAAGTGTAGTCTGCCATCTTACTTTTAACCATTCTTGTTCTTCTTTGTGTCGATAACCATACCATACAAAATCTAACTCAGCCATCGTCATATCCCAAAAGAAATGGGGAAGCACTTGGCACTCCCCCATTGTATATCTTTCAATATCAATCCACT